GTAATTGACATTTCAGGTACTTATGAAGGTACATTTACCGACGGCAATCCTGGAGCAGCAACTTATGCTCAAGACTTAGACTTGACAATGGTTGGTTCAGATGATGAAACTTCAGTAACTATCTTAATGGAAGACTTAACAGGTGGCTCTGCTGTAACAGCTAACCAAGTGTTTATTGAAACTAAGATCGAAGGTTTAAACTTTAAAGGTGGTAACTTCAAAGGTCAAAATGGTTCTGGCTTATTACAAGCAAAGACTCCTGTAGCTAATCAAATGGAATTAGGTTTTGATATTGCTGGTAACGGTGTTACATTAGGTCAAGTATCTGGTGCTGGTCAAGTAACTGTAGACGCTTCTGCTGAGTTTGCTGGTGTTGGTATTACAGTACAAAATGCTACTCAATCAAATCGTTTTGTAACAGCTGTTACAAACTTCTTTGGTTTTGGTGCAACTGCTGAGACTCAAAATACTACTGTTGGACGTAACACTGGTGTTTCTGCTAATATTGCTTTAGGTGAACAGAACGTCGTTGGTGTAACAGGTGTGTATATTGATGTAAATGATGCTACTGCTGTAACTCAAGATGATGGTGTGTTTGGTGATATCTCAGATACTATTAACGGCAATGATGTTGTTGGTGGTATGGTTGAAGTTAATTCTGTTGCTGGTAAAGTAACTGCTAAAATGTGGGAAAAGAATGACTTAAACAACTACAAGGGTGAACTTGATCGTGGTGTTATGAACTACTCTTATGAGAAGAACGAAGTAACAGATGGTATATTTGCTGCTAAGATGAATATTACTTTCTAAGTAGAACTTAACATAAGTTAATAAGAGGACCTTAATCGGTCCTTTTTTTTCGTCCATTACCCATACAATTTAGACGGAAATAAAGTAAATTAACTGTTGACCTTTTGGTAGTTCTATTGTATAATGTAATTATAAACAATCAAAAAGGAGTTACAAAATGAAGAAGATTAAAGAGTTCAACAAGACATCACTTACACAATTTAGAGCTGAAATGGCTGCAGTCTTTGCTAAGTTCGAAAAAAGCTCTGGTGTTGAGGTTTCTATGGATAGTATCAGATACTCATCAAATACATTATCATTCAACGCGAAAGCTAAACTGGTTGGTACTAAATCTGCTGAAGCTCAGGCTTTAGAGATGCTTACAAAGTTTAAAGAAAATGATGTTATTCGTATCGGTAAACTTGGTGAGGTTAAATTGGTTGGATACAAAACTAAAAACCGTAGATACCCTTTCATCGTAGAGACTGTACATACAGGTAAACGATACAAACTGTCTGACAGCCAAGTTGAAGCTAGAGTTAACGTAATTTAAGGAGATATGAAAATGATTACATTACAATACGGACAAGAAGTTCTTTTTATCACTAACGAAGGCAAAGAGTTAGATTGTCATATGTTCGACAATTTTGATGCTGTTATCAGATACCACGTAAAAGGTACAGGACACAGTAGCAACGAATTTATGACAGTTTCTGGACTACAACATGGTCATATGCTTTCTGCGTCAGGCAACAACAGACCTTACGCTGACAAGCAAGTTGTAGTTCACGAAGGTGATACTGTTATTTACAGAGAGGATCGATATGTTGTTGAGTATATGGGTGACTACTCAGATGCTCTAAGATTCGAACCTATCTCACCTTACACTCATTGCCTTGAAGAAGATGAAGAAGATGAGTCAACTAATAATGATGGTGGAATACCTATACCAATTTATAGAAATAATTGAAAGATAATTCAAATTAACTGTTGACCTTTTACTCATTATAGAGTATAATGTAATTATAACAATCAAAAAAAGGAGTAACAAATATGAAAATTATAACTAAAGACTCAAGAGATACATTTTTAAGAACTAAGAATAGATTTTACCAATGTGGTTGGTTAGATGCAGAACGCAATGAACCAGCTCAAGCATCAACGAGAAGTCAGGATGAGTCATGCTACAACGACTACTTGGTCGGATACAGTGAGTCTATGGATAATGCATTTGCTCAGGAGGGTATTTAATGTTAATTGAAACCCCCCAAGAACAAAAGTTCATTTATTACGTTTGTGATGAATCTGGACAAACCTTGTATGAATATACTAATGAGTTGGATGCGAGAGAAGTGGCCAATAAACATGAAGGATATTCAATCTCTCGTAAACAACTATTGGTGGAGGATTAGTCATGCATAGTGAAGAACAGTGTGAAGTTAAATGTAATGCTATCCAAAAACTATTGACAAATATTCAACAGTTGGCGGGTGTTGAGAATAATTACGCAATCAGACATCAAGCGGAATCTGCCCTTGATTTAATTAAAGAGTTGAAAGGAGAATTTAATGTCAAAGATTAATGAACAAAACAGAGAGGTGTATAGGGCTATTACTGAAGGAGATAAGTCCCTTTTACAGTTGTATCTAGATACGAAGCGAGAATTAGATGAACTTAAAAAAACATTAAAGGATTAATATTATGTGGAGTCACTACTGTAAAGCAGAAAAACATTCAATGTACACCGAAGATGGTGCCGAGTGTAATTGGTGTGGTGCAAGAGCGGAAGATCAAGTTGCATACCCACCAAAAGAAAAGTCATTTGATGTTGTAAAGGCAACTCATAAAACGTTAGAAGAATTTAAGGAGAACGAAGTGGAAGAAGTAATTAGTAATGTAGAAGTAACAGATATGCCAGACGGTTCAGCTAAAGTGGTGATGGATATTACCCCTGAAGGCCAATCAATGTTAATTAAACAAGGGTTGGAATATCTCATTGAAGAGATGAGAATGACTGATAAACTTGTGGTGTTAGAACCCAATGAGTTTGATAAAGAAACTAAAACGTGGGAATTATCAGATGATGATGCAAATGCACTGTCTCACTTTGGGTTTATTCATGCACTTAAATCAGGAATGAAAGATGATTAAACTAACCGAAGCTGAGTATAATGGCTATAGGGCCAAGGGATATAAAATTAAGATTCAGAGAGTCTATACCCAACAAGCTGGATTAGAATTATCCCGTAGTTACGAATTAGGTGCATATTATGTAGTAGAGGAGAAGAAATGAGTTATAATTACGTAGAAGAAATTGATGAGTTGAAGAACAGAATTAACGAATTGGAAGTACACGCTGGGTTTCATAGACCTAAAACTCCGAGACCAAATACTAAAGATGAGTGGAAAATGTTTGCTACTCATTGGGCAGACGGTGGGTGGAATACATTACAATGGTATGACACCTCTGAAGGTGCTGATAATGAGTGGTACGATTTTGAAGAGGATGAAGCATTTTACCCATACGATGAAAGACTCGTTATTAGGTTCAAGGAGAGATAATGATTACAGTAACACAAGAATTTGAAACAGAAGGAGAAGCAGTTAGAGCATTAAGTTTTAATGGTCAATGGGCATCTCTATATGAAATGGATGAATGGTTAAGAACCCAAATTAAACATGGCGTTGATTTAACTGAATCCGAGGAAGATTTATTAGACACTGTTAGAGTTAGACTGAATCAGATTATGGAAGAGAATGGTGTAAACCTTATGGAGATAATGTGATTAAAGATATGGACAATTGGGTAATTATTAGATTGCACGAGAAGGATGGAACAACGTTAGGTTGGAAAGTTCTTGTTGGTTGGTCTGGTGGTTATGCCGATGGAGATTCTTGGAGAATGAACTCTGGTATTAAAAGTTATACCGAGGACGGAGACAATTACATATTCAGGGGATATTCTGATTCTGTATATGAATGTCCTAAAGGAAAGGAAACGGTTCGAATGAATATCGCAGGTGTCATTAGACAAGTTGAGGATAGTGGACACGCAACAATGATTGACTTTAAAACATTTAAGGAAGAATATGAATTTACATATAATCTCAGACACACATACCAGACATAGAGAACTAAACTTGCCAGGTGGAGATGTACTTATACACGCCGGGGATTTTATGAGTTCTGGTTATGGGTTGGATGATGCTGTTGATTTTCTTAATTGGTTCGAAGTCCAAGATTACACTCATAAGATTTTCATTGCGGGTAACCACGACAGAATTTTCGAAGACAATCCAGAAGGAATGAAACTTGTGTTAGACGCATACCCAACAATAACTTATTTACAAGATGAAGGTTGTACTATTGATGGTATTAACTTTTATGGGTCTCCTTGGACACCAGCATTTTGTGGTTGGGCATTTCAATTACATAATGATTACGAAGATACAGAAATTTGGAGAAAGATTCCAAAAGATACTGATGTATTAATTACTCATGGCCCTGTGCACGGAAAACTTGATGAGATTACAACACCGTTATCTCCTGGAGTTGCTCCAGGTCATTTAGGTTCTAAGGCACTACGACTTTGGATTGATGAGAATAACCCTAAGTTACATATATGTGGACATATTCATTCATCTCAAGGTGTGCTAGATGGTTACGGTGAAGTAACAACTCACATTAATGCGGCTTGCTTAGGTGAAGATTATAAATATTCAAACACGAAGGAGTATATTGAATGGGAGCTTTAAAACAACACTTTGAAGAATTAGAAACAAAACATAAGTTGCAGGTTGGTGAACTCGAAATGAGAATTATTGACCTTGAAACTGAACTATCAATGATTAAGGAACGATACGATTCGTTGTGTGGTAAGGTAAGAAAGAATGCTAATGAAGATAGGAATACGGTATAGAAGGTAAGAAAGGTCCATGGAATTAGAAGCCATTGTTGATTATTGTCGAGATCATTTATATATAAGACATGATCTTGATATAATTATAACTGAATGCTGTCTTAAACATGATGGTGCATTAGGTTGGTGTTATGATATACATGAAGGTGAGATTGATATTGAACTGGATATGAACCAATCAATTGAAAGTAAAGCACTTACTCTATGCCATGAGATGGTACATGCTTGGCAGTTTTCTCAAGATAGAGAATCATGTGAAGATGAAGCAAAAAAATTAGAGGAGGTATTATATAATGGCTATTTACACACGGCCAATAGGTGATGGAACTCAATTCGTTATGGATTGGAATGAATACATCGAACACGGATTCACAGAAGAGTTATCTACAATTGAAGTGATGCCGAAAAGACATGAATTAGAATATATGCACATAATGCGAAAGGAGATAGAAGATGAACAATCAGAAATTAATAAGTGAATACTACCGCGAAGATAAAGCAGTAGCAAAGATTTATAGAGTTATTACTGAGATGGATGGAGATCATTCATACTATTCAATTACCTATAAAGATAAAGATGGGGTTAGATTAGGAACAGAAGACTTTCCATTTAAGTCATTACAATATGTTGAAGACGCGGCTGAAAACTGGACGTTAGGGATTAAGGTGTTATATGGATGATTTTGATTTTGGTTTTACCCTTATCGATGAGAAAGATTTAGACTCAGTCCAGCAATTAAGTAAGGTGGTAGAGCAAAGCTCTAGTAATTATGATTCAGCCCAAGAGAAATTGGATGAGTTGTATAACGCTATTACACCTTTATTGAATAACCTTAAAGCAAATCCTGAGAAAGAGTACATCAAGTGGCCTGATCGGGTAGAAAAGGTGGAGGCATTCGAAACATTCATTCAAAATATTTATGCAAAATAAGTGCAAAATACCTGTACTTTTACTGCAAACTATGGTATAATAGATATATAAGCAATAAAAAAAGGAGTTACAAATGACTACAGTAGGAATGAGCAGAAGAGAAAAATTACAATATGAAGCAAGAATTAGAAGACTGACAGGTACATCTAAGCTACCTATCTCTATGGCCGCACATACATTGATCGAAGACGAAGATTTAATTAATAAGTTAGCTAAAAATTCCAAATCATCACGGGCTATTGCAGACAAACATCTTGATCGCTACATGAAAAAGGTTGATAGTATTAAAGCAGCTAAATGGGGTGATGGTGGAGCTTATTCACCTGAGGTTATGCATGGCACTGATGAAGAAAATCAAGCTGACTGGTCAAATTCTGGTTTAGTAGATGTTGCAAACGATACTATTAAAGGTGAATACTATGGGTAAAAAGACTGTAAGAGCAAGAGCTAAATCAGGCCTTGCAGGCGCGCCACTTGATGGAACCTTTTATCAGTTTAAACAATACATGCATATTGAAATTGATGCTAAGGGTTATGTTGATATCGTTAAGAATTACATCAAGAAGGAGTTCTCGAAGTCTGACGCACTGGCTATTAATGCTAATCCCAAATACGAATTCACCGGTTCACATATAGCTTCTATTATATACTGGAATGAATTAGACAACACCTTGCCAGAGCAATATGCACATGGTAAAGAATGGGTTATTAATAAGCTACAATCATTAATTGAACCTGGTAAAAAATTACTAAAGCTTGCTGAAAAGGAAGCTAAGATTAAAGAGACTAAATTTGTTATTACCCCTCAAATGAGGATGAAACAAAAGGTTCTTGATACCGTAATGGAAGATCTCTATCTGCTTGAAGATAATTGGGTTAAAGGTGGTAAACCTTTAAAGATTAACTTATACAAACAAATGCAGGTTCATGACATTAAACGATTTGAAGAGATTGAAAGCTGGATTAACGAATACCTTGTTGACTATACACTGTTCTTAGAAAAGGATGAGTATATACTTGAATCGTATGCACATTTAACACGAAAGGATGTACAAGATCGTGTTAAGATTCTTAATCAATTCTCTGAAGATCTTGAGTCGTTTAGAGCATCTAAGAAAGCTGTTCGAAAGATAACTACTAAGAAAATTAAAGGTGCCGATAAACAAGTTGCTAGGCTTAAATATCAAAAACAAAATGCTGAATTTAAGCTAACAAGTATTAACCCATTACGAGTGCCAACATCAATGCATATCTATTTGTTTAATACAAAGAATAAGCAGTTAACTATTTTGAACTCATTAAGTCCTGATGGTATGACAGTGTCTGGTTCTTCAGTTAAAGGCTTTGATCCTGAGACATCACTTAAGATTACATTACGCAAACCGAATGAGGTAATACCTATTGTTCTTAAAAAGAGCACTACACAAATTGGTAAAATGGTAGAAGGTCTTACAACTAAGTCTTCTAAAGCTAACGGAAGGATTAATGAAAACATGGTAATATTACAATGCAAGTAGAAGATATAAACAAGAAAAGCTTTAGTAGAATGGTAGAAACATTTGTTCGCACCCGTAAAGGTGCTACATATATAGATGCTATTGTTCAATTATGTGAAGACAACGACTTGGATGTGCGAGATGCTAAGAAGTTGGTCACCCCCCAATTGATTGAACATATCGAAGCAGAAGCTAGAGACTTAAACATGCTGCAAGGCGGGAAAAAAGAATACACTTTATTTTAAAATAAGCCTGTACTTTTACCACGTTTTGTGTTATAATATAACTATACAAACAATTATATGATGGATGGATTTGAAACTTTTACTATTGCCCACGCTATTAACATGCACTTTAATACTAAGTATGATGCATTTAAATATAGATTTAAGACAAGAGTAAATCAAAAGACTTATTGGGGAAGACCTGATAAATATCAATTGACAAAGATTGGTAAACGATTTAAAACAAAAGAAGAAGTAATGGGTTACTTTGCAGCTCATCAAGTTGCAGGTAATAAGTGGAGCGGTGATATGGTACGTGATGAAGCTACATACACCGATTACTTAAAACGAATTGAGAGTCTTTCTTATAATTTTAAGAATGAACTTGAAGAACTTTCTGAGTATAGTTTAGACGGATTGATAGGAATGTATAAAGATAACTATCCAATCATTATAAATAAATACTTAGAAGAAACAGTGTCGCTAGAGACAGTGTGTATCCTTAATGCATTAACAGGTTTTATTGAAGATGCAAACGGGAAGATTACGGAAACAATACTGTGGCCGGACGTCTACAACAAGGTAGTTAAGTATCAACCATTTTTAAACTTTAATAAAGATAAGTTTATGAAGATTGTGCTTAATACTTTTACATCATGATACAAATAATATACAAATAATACAAATAATATACAGGAGTAATATATGAGTTTTAACGACTTAAAACAAAAAGCAATGAATATGGATTCATTAGTAAGTGCCGCTGAAAAAGCAGGCGGTAAAAAGAAATCATACGGTGATGATCGTATGTGGAAGCCAACCGTGGATAAAGCAGGTAATGGTTATGCCGTTATCCGTTTCCTTCCAGCGGTTGAAGGTGATGATCTACCTTGGGCTAAATACTGGGATCACTTCTTTCAAGGTCCTACTGGTCAATGGTATGTAGAGAAGAGTTTAACTACTATTGGTAAGGATGATCCTGTATCAGAAATGAATTCTAAGTTATGGAATACTGGTATTGAATCGGATAAAGAAGTTGCCCGTAAGCGTAAGCGTAGACTTCATTACGTATCTAATATCATGGTGGTATCTGATCCTGAGAATCCAGCAAACAATGGTAAAACATTCTTATACGAGTATGGTGCTAAGATCTTTGAGAAGTTGATGGACGCTATGCAACCTAAGTTTGCTGATGAAACCGCGGTTAACCCATTTGATATGTGGAAAGGTGCTAACTTTAAAATCAAGATTGCACAGGTAGCTGGGTTTAGAAACTATGATCGTTCAGAGTTTGGACCGGTTGAACCATTAGCAGAAGATGACAAGTTAGAAACTATCTATAATCAAGAGTATTCTCTTAAAGAGTTTATTGATCCTTCTACATACAAGAGCTATGACGAACTTAATCTTAAGTTAACTCGTGTACTTGGTGAAGATGGTGCAGTTACTAGTAGTGCTGAACAAGTTGATTTAGATGAGAAGATTGAGTCACCGTTTAATGATGTACCAACATCGACAATGGCCGCAGAACCTGCCGCTAACACCGATGATACTATGAGTTACTTTGCTAAGTTAGCAGCAGAAGCC